TAAACCTGGAATTGTATCTGATATTACATCTTACAGCAATGAAGGTGGTTTTGTTGATGGTGATAAAGTAAGGTTTCGTTTTGGATTTCCAGAAAAGTTTGGTGGTTGGGAAAAATATAGTACAAATCAGTATCTAGGCAGTGCTAGAAGACTGCATAACTGGGTGGCTCTTGATGGTTCTGACTTTATGGGTATTGGCACACATTTAAAATACTACATAGAAGAGGGTCAGACTTTCAATGATATCACACCCATAAGACAGACGACTGGTGCGGGTGATGTAACTTTTGCAGCAACAAACGGATCTACAACCATAACTGTTACAGATCCAGCACATGGTGCAAATGAAAAAGACTTTGTAACATTCTCTGGTGCATCAAGTTTAGGTGGGTTAATAACAGCTACAATACTTAATGCAGAGTTTCAGATAACAAAACTAATAAGTTCTAATGCTTATGAGATTACGTCAAGTGTAGCTGCTAATTCATCTGACACTGGTAATGGTGGCAGTAGTGTTGTAGGTGCATATCAGATAAATGTTGGGTTAGATGTAACAGTCGGTGGAACTGGTTGGGGTGCTGGTCAATGGAGTGGCACAACCTCTGGTGCTTTAGCAACACAACTTAATGAAGCCTTGGACGCAAGTGAAACTGAAATAGATGTGGACAGTGCAACAGGAATCACGGCTGGTGATTTAATATTAATAGAAGAAGAGCTAATTACAGTAGGCACAATAAGCACCAACACTTTAGGAACTGGTGGAGGTCCATCAACCAGAGGTGCAAGTGGTACAACTGCAGCAACACATGCAGATAATACACTTGTAAGATTAGCTGTAGGTAATGCAGATTCTGCCAATGACTTTGTTGGGTGGGGTAATGCAGCAAGTGTCACGGTTCCTGGAGCACAGATTAGATTGTGGTCACATGATAATTTTGGTGAAGATATTATTATCAACCCAAGAGATGGTGGTTTGTTTTATTGGGATAAAACAAATGGATTAGGCAACAGAGCAGTAGAACTTAGTGCAACAGGTACATACTCTGGAGAAACGAGTGTGCCTACTATTGCTAAACAAGTTCTTGTATCAGACCAAGACCGACATGTTATCGTGTTTGGTTGTGATGGATTAGGTGCTAATTCGTCTGCTACACAAGGGAATGGGGTACAAGATCCATTGTTGATACGTTTCTCCTCACAAGAAAATCCAGTGGATTTCTTTCCGACTGCTACAAATACAGCAGGTGATTTAAGGTTAGGTGGTGGATCTACCTTCGTACAAGCTGTTGAGACCAAACAACAGATATTAGTCTTCACTAACAAAACACTACACGCCATGAAGTTCATAGGTCCACCATTTACGTTTGGTTTGCAAGAA